GTCTTGAGCGCGGGGGCAAACGTGGTCAAGTCAACTGACATTGAGTTTTCTCCAAATAGATTGGAGACACCTACCGAGGCAGTTTCTGCAAGGCTAACTCAAACAATTGGGAGTCAGTCAGGCCTTTTGTGTCCTCTGTTTTCGGTGTCTCAGTTTTTAGTTTTGAATCACTTAACGAAAACGGACTAACAGGCTTCTGTCCGACGCTTACTTGCTCCTGAGATTCCCAAAGTGAACGCAATTTCTTATTCTCTTTGAGTCCTCTCAAACTCTCGACTAAGCGGCTCTCGACATGGTTGAGCGCATCTTCATCAGAAAGTATCTCACCAGTTTCTTGAAAATGTGCTGCCATGTGTTCCAGTACATCTTCGTAAGAATTAAAGTAAGACACTAAAGAGTAATCAGAATTTTCCTTATTTGCAAGATTCTTGAGCGCCTCAAGCTTCGCTCCCTTGACACGCATGATTTCTTTCATCTGCCCTTCGGCTTCTTGCTCCTGAATTTTCTGTTTCAGTTGCTCAAGCTCCGTCTGAAATTTGGCAGCCTGAGCCTTGCCTTCATCCTGTGGACTCATGCCAGCGTAAATATCTGTGAGCTTGTCGTAGGTGAGGTTGAGCTTTTCCAAGGCCTTAAGAGGGTCTTTCTCAGCAAGGCTTCGAAGCTCATCAAATGTTGAAGCGTTTTGAAACTTTTGTTTCAACTCTTGCTCACGTTGAAGCAAGGCCCGCTCCCTTCGGGTAAGCCCATCAAACTTAGAAGTGAGTTGAGATTCTTTCTCTGCCAGTTGCTTGCGAAGCTGATCAATCTCTGTCTCTGAAGGAACCGTTGAAACTGGTTCTGTCGAAGGAGCGGGATTTGAATCCATTGCTGATAATGCTGCTGCGATATCTGTCATTTGTTAACCTTGTAACGCTAGTTGTTGTTCAGTTGTTTGCATCGGTTGTTGTGGTTGCTGTTGAGCTTGCATCATTTGCGCTTCTTGCTCTGCTTTCTTGATAAGAGCCATGTTTGCATCCATGTATTGCCTCAAAAGGCTCAATCTCTCCTCATCAACATCTTTTAGTTTGGCATCATTGTAGTACTTGCTCGCAATCGAGAAGTTTCTTGCATGGTCTTCGTATGGGTCTGGAGAAATGAAGATCACTTCATCAAGCATCCGCTCAATCACCTTGCGCGCATATCTCTGACTCGCAAGGTTGCGGTTAATCACTGGTTGTGTGTCTGGAAAGTCGAGAAGCTCAAGCGCATCTTGTTGGTCAATCAAACCTGCACTTGCAAGCTCTTGAGCAAATTCAAGTTGGCCTTCTGGTTTCTGTGGGAACATCGAAACATTATGCGCTTGGATAAGATACTCGTTTGCAATGAATTCAAAATCATCGAGCTCAAATTTCTCAACACCCATTTCTCGATCATAGGTAAGAATTGTCTTATCAGCCTTGCGATAACCGGGCACATTGTTTTTGATGCACTTTTTGATTGTTTCAACTTCGCGAATCATGGCGCGCGCAATATCGATATGGCAGTTTTGCCGGTTTTGTCCCGCGGTCTGGAATCGTTCAGATTCGATATCAGAATATTCACGCAAAGCTTTACCACTATTAAGCCCTGCAGGTTTTTGTGAGTTGGCAGACAGCTGGGAGATACCCACTTCCATGTAGGCTTTCTGAAAGATTTCTTCGATATCTCTGGCCAGTTGGTCGGCGTATGGAGGTCTAGTTTCCTGAACTGGCATGGTACCAGAGTACTTCACAATCGCATTCGGTGCGTTGTTCAATTCGTTGATATCGACCTGCGAAGACCGTTCGACATAGGTACGCGGGTTGCTGCCACGCTTCAAACAAAGTTGCCGGTATTGCACGAGTTGATCAAGCTCTCTCTGGTGTGTCACCAAGAGTTCAGCAATACCAATTCCATAATACCCGAAAGGAGCCCAAAGGTAATCCTGTTTGATAATCGGAAACTCAGAATGAGGGTATTCCTCTTCAGCAAGGATTGAGTTCTTGATTGCAAGAATATGCTTCCCGCCTTTCCCTTCATCATCAGGAAGGTGCCAAGCCTCTGCCACAAGGATGCGCTTTGTCACCGAGTCATAACCAGACTCTCCTTGAATGCGAGCCATGGCCAAATCAAGCTCACCAGAAAGCTGTGGGAATGCGTTTCGCACCGCTTCCACTGGAACAGCCTTGATTCTACGCATGGTGCGAGGTTCGCCATTCTCAGCGTCTTCAAAATCAACGCAAATCTCTGCAGGATGAATGCGGTCGACGCAAATCTTCAGCTTACCTTGCTGAATCTTGTGGTACACATGAACAAACCCTGAGCCAGACCAATAGGAATCAAGAGTCTGCTTCATGTTCACTTCATGAACACGCGCATCCATGAAGAGCCCATAAATAAACCTGTCAGCCCGTTGTGCTTGTCTTTGAAGTTCCCAATCTCCGCCACTAGTCAGAAACCGAACTCGCTCTTTACGTTTGCAAATTTTTGAATGCAAAGTGTTGATTGCTGACTGCACCACATTGTATTCAAGGCCTGTTTCCACAATTTTTGACACGTCCTTGATCATGCGAAGACGCGAGACCAAATCCACAGTGCTCACTGCCATGTTGTCTCTGCCTGTGTACATTTTGAGGTACCTGAGCAGAGAGAGCATTCGAGTTGATTCGTGCTTAGTGATTTGATTGATTTCAGCGAATAGAGCATTCGCAGCTTGCTCGCCTTGGAGTTCCCACCAGAGTTGATTCATTGTTACCACCATGAACTGGAGTTTGACTGAACTGACTTTTCAGATTCTTCGAGCATACGCTTTTCTTCAGCGTCAAAAAACTCTGCACTTCCAAACTTTGGTTTCTGTATGACAGGCTCCTCAGAGTAGTAGAAGCTTTCACGCCAAGCGTAAAGTGTGGCATCACTCACGTCATTTGCAAGGCCGGGTTTTTCGACCTTCTTTGACTCATCATCCCAAATGAGTGTGTTCCATTCTTTGACCACAGGATTGTCTTCAGCAACAAGGATACGACCTTCCCTAAGCTCTGAATTGAAAAGCTCAATGTAAGCCCTTTTGTTTTGTTTCTGTGCAGCTTGGCAGTTGATTTGATATCTTTGGCGAAGCTCTTCAGCAATTGATTTCCCAAGACCGCCTTCATCAATCACTACTTTATGTATCTCAAACTCCGCTTGGAACTTCTTAATTCTTTGGGCCACGTCATGGATGAGCATGTGATGATGTTTTTCTGAGTGCCTGACGTAGGCCACTGGTGAATGCTCTGCATGAGAAACAATACTAAATGCCATCTTGTCTTCAAATCCTAGGTCAACACCGAGCACATTGTGCTGGAGGTTTGGTAGACTCGAAAACACGTTTCGCAATGGATTGAACAGGTAAACCATCTGCTCCATGGTCTTGATCCAGAGGCCGAAGTACTCGCGAAGAAGGATGGGGTTGTCATCACTCCAACCGCGCCTCCGCTTCAAATCGTCAACCCAAGCCTGAGCATTTGGAATATGGGGGTTATCGAACAGAGTCCAATGGAAGGAATCCCATTCCTCAGGCTTGTGGTTTGCCTTGTAGAAATAGCTCGAGAAATCCCACGAAGGTGTTCCCATAATCCAAAGCTCGCCATCTTCATCAATGAGAGCAGGTTCAAGAATCTCTTCAATGAGCTCATCAATGTGCCCCCGGAAGGAAGCACATTCATCGAGAATGACAACGCGATAGGAATGGCCTCGAAGCGTTTCTGCCACATCTTCTTGGTTCGCTCCTGCCAGCCAGATTTCAGAGCCATTGCCAAACTTAAGGATGAGGTCGGTTTCAGCAGCCTGAACTTCAAGCCCAAGCTCTTGGCACATACGCTTAAGCCTGCTCCAAAGAAGTTTCTTTGCACTCTTCCGAGTCAAAGCCACATAAAGTGAAATGCCATTCGGTGCAGACTGAGCGGATTGAATGAGTTTCGTTGCTGCGAGCTCTGTCTTGCCTGCACGGCGAGAGCACCGAATGACTTTTCTTTTTCCACGATGAAGCGCTGCTTGCTTTTGTTTCTCAAAGCAACGGTCAAAAATCGACAGAAGTTGTTTCTCTGTAAGGATTTGATTCTTTCCAACCGCTCATTGGCGCTCATCAAATGAGGAGGCTTGAAATCAACCACGTTGTTTTCGATATGCACTTCAGTGTGCGCAGGCTGTTCCCACTTGATGATTGCACTTGTCAGTTTGTTGAAAAGTGCACTGTTGAATTTGACGTTATGCAGGTTTTCAATGGCTGTTTTCTCGTAAAACAAGTGTCGTTTCATATCTGCAACCTTGCATGCCTCATGAAACTCTTCGTACTCACGAGCCCACAGCAATGCAGTGTTGTAAGTGATTCCGATGTACGCACAAAATGCGCGCATTGAGTACCCAGCCTGAGCCATTTTCTGAACGGTTTCGCAGTGGGCAGGGTTGTACTTATTTAGTTTCCTGGCTTCGTCTAGGCGCGGTTTTTTCCGCAATACTTCCACTTTCATTATGCTCCTCGCTCTCGCATACGACGTAAGGGATATTGGCGAATGGTACAAAGAAGGTACACATCTTTTCGCCTGGCTTTCCTTCAATGATGACACCAGTCCCATTGTTTGAAAAGCGCATGTTGTATTCGGAGTCGGTAAACGTCTTCGCAAGTCTCGATTGTTCACCACGAGGCCTGGAACCATCCAAGTTCACAAGTTGGAGATTTTCATAGGTACAAACTTTCTTAATCTTCAAGGCACAATTCCTCATAAATGAAAGGGTCGTAAACAGCGTCGTATTTCTTTGCCAGTTCCTTAGAGATCTGACTGCTCATCGGAAACACAATCTTCTTTTGGTGCGTGATTTTTGACGCAAGCAATTCAGCGAAACCAAGGCCTCGGTATCCGTTTTTCACATACACCCACCAGACAATTGAATAGCTCGGGAGGTTTGTCACTGCCAGCCAACCGTACAAAGGCTCATCTTCTTCAGTGTGATGGGCAACCCAAATCTCTGACACCTTGACGATGTGATCGAACCGAGTTCGAAGCCTAGGCTTTGTGATAGAATGTGGCAAATAAATCAAGTCTGGGGAGTTTGCAGCGCCGATTGTAAAGCTGTCTCTGACAAAAGGGATATCTTCAGGTTGGTACTTCCGAATTCTGGCTTTGAACATTTTCTTGCTCTGTTGAAGGTGGCTCTGATGAAAGATTTAGATCGTGTGCGAGGTTATGACAAGTTTCCAGATCAACAATCGAACGAGAGAGCTGAAGCATCTCTTCCTCAAGACGATGCAAACGATACTCCAGAGCATCAACCTGTCTCGCCAAAAGAGCGCGGCTTTCGTATTTCTCCGCGAGCCGGTGGTTTAATTCTTCAAGCACTTTGGCCTTTTGTAACAAAGTTTTTTCCATGGTTGGGATGGGCCTCACTGTTGGTTTACGCTATTATAGAGTTTCTCTTGACACGATGAAAGGAGTCAGAAATGGCAGGAATCAAAGAAACGAAAGAAGTGGTGATTGCGGTTGGTTTGCTCAAAGACGTTCTTGTGAAACATCTTGGCGATGGTTTTCAGGCTTCTGATATTCAAAAAATCTCTGAAGAGTTTTTGAAATCTCCTGAATTTCTTGCTGCACTTGATGGTGTGGTTCTTGTTCTTCCAGAATTGAAGGACTTGGACACTGCAGAGAAGATTTCACTTGCTCTTGAAGTTATCAAAGCTGTGGCTTAGAATTCAATTCTCCGTGATAACCGTCGAGAACCCAGCTTTTTTAAGGCTGGGTTTTTTCTTGCTTGGCTTCCAAACGGTCAAGACGCTTTTCCATGTTTTGGATCGTGATGTTCAGAACTTTACTTTGAGAGCTTAGGTCAAACACGTTTTCAGAGAGCGACTTTATGTTTTCGTTCATGCTTTGTACTGAATTCACAACAACGCCCAAAAATCCGGTTGCAATAACGCACAATATCTTTATGACGATATCAGATACCCAATCGATGTTGGCTTTGCTATGCTCACTCATGATTGTTACTCCTGTGCGTGTTGTGAAAAGCATAGCACACCTTTACCACGAAGTAATAAACAAGAATTGACGGTTTAGGAAAAAAGTTTCTCAACATCTATTGTACCAGCGAGGGTTGACCTGTCTCTGTATATGATTGTCTCGCGGTTTCCTTTATTACCTTCGGCAGCAAGCACGCCGCCTTCACGCGTCTCAAGAATAATTCCGATGTGGTCAGTAACGCCGTTCCCATCCCAATCATAAATCACGATATCACCAGGCTCTGCTTGTCTTGAGTTGCGCCAAGCTCCTTTATCAATTGCCCATGCCTTCCAAGTTTCGACAAGAGCAACGGTTGCCCAGAACGGTTTGCCATTCACGATAGGCTGATCGGGCACAGTTAGCCCACAGTCTCGCAAAATACGAGTGACATTACTTGCGCACCAATTATAGAACCCATCGTTGTCGCTTTGTGCCATTTGCCCGAGACGTTTCATTGTCGGTCTGAGCGGGTCTAAAACTTCTGTATCAATCACGTTGCCTGGTGAATGAGCGCGACCTTTTGAGCAGCGAGCGCGAGCTTCTTCGACAATTTTCTGTCTGCTGATTTTTGGCTTATCAGGCTCTTTTCCTTCCAGGTTAGGCGCCGGTTTATCAGAAACCACAAACGTCTTTGCCTTGCTGAACTGAAGCGCTTTCACAACATCATCGACGAGATTCGTATCAAGCCTTGAGACCGCAATAGGTCCTGCATAACCAACAAGAGAAGGCCTGCCGTCTTCGTTTCGATGAAATGCCCACCATGTTGGTTCAGCCACGTTTTGATTCTCCCAGTTGATAAGTCCAGCGCGCTCGAATGTTTTCAAGAGAAGCACCGCACCAATCTGCTGCGAAACAGCGTTCGGGTCAAATGTACCATCTGCAACATACTTGCCTTTGATGTATTGGTCTGTTCCGCTCCAGAGATAAGGTGAGGTTTTTGGCGGGGTCGTATTGACTCCAGCGCCGAATCGGTATCCCAGGCCATTGTAGCGTTCAAGGAAGTCAAGAGTATCTTCCAAGCCTTCGGGAGCAGAATATGGTTTGAGCGCATCGATTGCCGATTCCTGCCAAGTGAATGGAGGGTTTCCTTTGATAGGTCTTCCGGCTGGGACTTGAACTGTGCGAGCAGTGAGGGGGTCACCATTGTGCAGATGTGTGGTGAAGTTTTGATTTGATTCGAGCGAGTGAATGACTGCGACCACACACCAGTGAAAGCCTGTTTCTTTTGCCACAGCTTCGTATTTGGAACGATTTCTGATTGAGATATCCACTACATCTTCAGCGAGTTTGTACCAGAATGAGTTCTTCGCTTTGGCTTCGAGATATTGTTGGCGCATCGAGTTTCACCTTTTTTAATTGTATAATTTCTAGGGTTATTTGGTATAAAATAACCTTTTTTCTTCAATTTTGCGATTCTATATCGAACTCCGCGCAACCCTATATTCAATTCTGTTGCTGTATGTGAACGATTCCAATTATTTCTTTCCAATACGAAGAGGAAATGCTCCGTAACATCAGGCAACATTTTCTCTTGTCTCAATCTTCTAATTGCGTGCGATACCGATTGATAAGAACGGTTGAGATATCGAACCAGACAAATTCTTTTGTCATTCAACTCAATCTGTTTTCTGACCAATTCAAGTTCATGCGGTGCCCATTTTTTCAAAACACTATCCATCCGATTGCAGGGATATAACCGATAGGCTGCATCTCCTGCTGACTTCGTTGCTGCAATTGCATTCGTTCTTGATGCTTTTTTTTCATCTCTGTTTGTTCAAGTGGGCAAAATCGGGAATTGATATTAGCTTGAATTTCTTCTTCAGAAACAGGGTTTGGATTGAGTAGCGCTGTAAGAGCTTGGTAATCATTCCGAGGCAAGACCATAGAAAGTCCTTTTTTAAATTTGGCAAGTTGGCAGGGAATCGAACCCTAATCTACTGATTTGGAATCAGTGGTTTTACCGTTAAACTACCAACCTAATTTGCTAGGAACCCTATCAATCCTTCTTGTCAATGCCAAGTGCATATCGGATATGGGGGTTCTTATCCGACCATTTGAGAAACTCAGCGAGCGCGATAGCGCCAAAGAGACAAGAGACGATAATCGCAAGAACGTACATGTGAGTGTAGTCTTTTTTCATAACAGTTGTTCCATTGGGATCACTTCAGGTTCTGGTCGGTATTCTACCAAAAAAGCGCCCTCAGGATTGAACCATTCCAAAGGTCCGCCTTTTTTGAATTGTTTTCTCCAAGTCCATTTTGCATCAGGGAAAAAAGCATTAGGCACATCGCTATCAGTGTATGGCTCGCAAACATTTTCTTTCCAAAGATTTACCAAATACTCTTTGCTCCCATCCGCAACAACACGCATAGATTCAGCACGGTCACGCATGGGATTCATAACTAGTTGATAAATGGTCATTCAACCTGCTCCAAAGCTATTGCAGAGTTTGCCCACATTCTCGCCAATCTCACCGAGTTGATTGCTGCAATTCTATCAGCGCATGGCGGGCAATTTTTAGCGATGATTCTCATGAGCAAACTCGATGCGCTTCTCACTGCTGCATACTTTCCATTCTTGCTTGGGTGGTCGTGATATTTGTTTAAGTGCTCTATGCTTTCTGCGTCTAACTCATTCAGTAAATCGCTTGGGTGACTAATTGGTTCCTTCATTGATTCTCCTGTAGGCCTTCGTAAACAATAACTTGAAAATACTTTATAGGTCTTTTGTCTCCAACGACCACTATAACTTGCATCGGCCCGTGAAGAATAGCTCCAAAATCCAAATGAGTTCTAACTTTTCGCTCAAATTCGGTCTTGCTTGTGCTTTGAACCACAATATAGCTCCAATTCATTCATCCACCTCCTCAATCTCTTTCAGAGCCTCTTCAGCCGTGATTCTGCTAATGCCACCTGAGCCAGCGATGATGTGCAAGGCTTCGATTGCGATCGCGAGTTTATGTTGTAGCTCTACCACTTCTTGCCATCTACACCACTGCCCGTTTTCGTTTTCCACAGCGTAAGGTTGAAAGTATTCCTCTGGATTACGTTGCTCATAGTGCATATTAAAGCGTTTCATTTTCCTACTCTTTCGATTTCTTCTTTTGCTTGCTTCACTAATTGATCTATATGACCACCAGCTACACAAGAATTGTAAATATGAGCAAAATACACCAAAGCAATCCTCAGCTTTTCTTCTGCAATGCGCGCTATGCTTTCCATTTCTTCGCAAAAAATCCTTGCGTCAATCAAAGTGTGTTCCCACGAATGGAACACTTCCGCGGCAGTCAATCCATGGTTGAAATACTTGCTTTGCCACTCAAAAAACTTCTGAAATTCGGCATCTGTTTGAGGCGTAGCGTTCGGGTCGAAGGTCATTTACAGCTCCTTAAAATATCAGGAGCCTAGCATTGTGAGAGGAAAAGTCAAAAGGTTGGCTTTTTCATCATCGTTCGCAGTTGGTTGAGAGTACGCTGTGGCGTGGCTTTACAATCTGCTTCATCTTTCTTAATTGTGATAGTAAACATATCGTTACCAGCGACGCACAGCCATTCATAAATGCCGTCGCGTTTCTGGCAAGTAGCTCCCATCCCAGCCCACTGTTTGGTGAGTTCCTGTGCGTATTGGTGGTGAAAATCAAACGTATTCTCAACACAGTTTTGCACAATTGTTGGTTGTTCATTCAAACTCGCATTGATTGCATAGACTAACAAAAAAACCTTCATTCCTCATCTCCTTTCACAAGCTTCAAGAGTTTCTCCAAGGCATGCATCGGTGTTTCCCCTACTTCCTTGACTGCACCAGGCTCATTATCTCGGAACACGTAGTAAGCCACCCATTCATACCCAAACTGTTCAATCATGATCTTCACGTCTCTTCTCCAGAATCAGCCGCACGAAGGCCATAACCCCTGGCGGACAGTGTTTCGTGCCAGCTTCCCATCTCTGGTAAGTCCTCAGGCTCACATGCAAGAGTCGGGCCATCTCGGGGGCCCCCACCCCCAGCTGCGCCCTTGCTGCACGCAAGGGAGTCATATTCTCTTCACCATGAACACTTCGCATGCACTGATTTTCTCGCATTCCTTCACCTTCTCTCCAAGCACTTCGGTCACAAGGGCCTTATCGAGGTCAATACGCGTTCTTTCCACGTAAGACACCTTGAAGTCGCCAAAGGTG